GTTATCTATTGGATAAGGATATAAAGAGTGTAAAAGAGTCATTAATTTCTTATGAAGTATTTGATCCATATGAAGATAAATCATCGTTAATTGATGTTCTGGTTAAAAGACGTTAAAACACCATGGGTCTTGATCTAATGATGCAACCTGATTCGTATGACGATGATCTATAATTTTTACATCACACATCTTTCAGATGATGTAAAAATTTCACTAAGAACTCTCTTCTTCAGTTTCTGAATACTCTTCATCAGAAGTATCTTCGTAGTCTTTTGCTGAATATTCAACACTTTCTTCTTCATCAGATGATCGTTCATATTGACGAGAGTGATAACTCTCTGAATCGTCAGAATCATCAGACTCACTATCGTTAGAACTCTCGTCCATAACCTTGCGTCTAATCATGTAAGGCCACCCATGCTTACGACAAAAATCTTTCTCTTTTTGTCCTAATGAATACACACGACCGTTTGGATGTTGAACACCATAAGCCTTTTTGGAAGCAATATCAAACACAATTCCAGTCTTCTTATCCTCAAAGTTTCCAAAGGCATTGCGACTCAGTTTGATCTGTAACACCTCGTCGTCTTCATAATAATTTGCTTTTTTGTCATTTTTACGGGTCTTCTTCTTAGCATATTTGGAATCCAAACTCTCATCGGAAGTCTCCTCAGTAGTCTCTGCTTCCTCAGTCTCTTCTTCTGTGGCTTCGGGCGTTTCTTCTGTAGCGTCAGGTGTTTCATCTACAGTTTCAACAACTTGACGAACTCCACGGCTTTTTTGTAAGAATGATTCAAACTTTTTGATTCGTTCATTTCGTGGATTTGTTTCCTCTACATTATCAGGAACCTCTTCTTTTTCCTTTTTAGTTTCACGTTGAGGAACAACCTCTTCTTTTTCCTTTTTAGTTTCACGTTGAGGAACAACCTCTTCTTTTTCCTTTTTAGTTTCACGTTGAGGAACATACTCTTTCAAGGCATTCTCATATTTTTGTTTAATCTTTTTGGCTTGCAATGTTTGACGATGTTTGGAACAATAACCGTATGGTGTTGAACTTTCTTGATCACAACGTTGTCTTTCCTTACCTCTTGCAGGAACATATACACATTGTGTGACATCATTACGTTTACTAATCTCGTAGGCGAAGGAAGGCAAGTGTTGGGAAGATGATCGTTGAGAATGAAAAAACTTTATTAAATCACTCGTTTCGTAATCAGATGGATTCATATTATTTTTTAAGTATTACACTTTAACCCACTTACTAAACTAAGTAGAAAAAGAGTGTCAATAAAAAAATAAGCATAAAAACTCCAAACAAAATCTCAAGTGTTATAAAGGAATTCGGATTGAGTTGTTTACCAATTATACCTCCTTGTGCAGAAAGATACTTTTTAACATCCTTACAATTAGCCAAGGGTGTTATGCTTCCGTCATCATTACGAATCCAACAATCATTTCCACAGTGTAAATTGAAATCAACATTTTCTAAACTCTTTATACCATTCTCTGATACATTAATATCACCAAAAATACATTTACACATTCCATCACTGCAGTTTCCACACATGTTGGTAAAACTAATCTCGTTGTTTATACCACGACCAATGTTTATAGTCACATCATCAATGATACACACAGTCTGATCGCACTGTTCAAAAGATCCCTTATTATTCGGATCTTCTCTAGGAACTGCATTCGGAAATAAACAAAGCGGATCACACTGTGGACTTTGTCCTTGAAGAGTCTGTTTATACTCATCATATACTTTAGAAGACATGTGACAACCACAGAGTTGATTTTTGTATTGACCTATCGGAATTCCTGAAACATTGGTGTTCTCTTCAAAATTTAACATGTCTTGGCGTGAATATGCTTTACAATAATCATTCAATACATCATCACATGCACCAGGACTCATATTACACAACCTTGTTAATTTTCCCAACTCTTCATCACGCAACTTTTTAATATTTTTGACCGATAACAACTTTTGAATGAATGGTTTAAGATTTTCATTAGCATTTTGGATATAGAACTGAATGGCTCGTTGTGTTGCCAAATCGTTTGACCATAAAACATCGTCTTCAGATGTACGCAGAATATAGGCAATCACCTCATCAAGACAATTTTTAGAATTTGTGGGATAATTGTCACAATCACCTTCATTACATCGCCCTGTGAGATTTGTACAACATTGATAACCATTACATTGACCATAATTGCTATTACATTGAGGATTGTTACCCACACATTTATTAAAATCAAATTGACACTTTTTCTGGCATAGAGGGTCACTGCAGGTTTGAACACAATAGTTATAATAATCTCCACATTGTTTTGGACAACTCATTTATGATATAGAATTTTTATTTCTTTAGTTCATCGATTATAAAATATCGAAAAGAGAAGAAATAAAACTAACATTGCTATCGCTACTACCCACATCCATTGAAAGACTGTAAATTTCTTTGGTGGTGGAACATCTCCACCTCCTCTATTTTTTTGATTCTGAAGTTCTTGCACAACTTTTCCACAATCAACCTTGACCTCCTTTTGTTCACCAGTTTCACGATCTTTCTGTAATATATAACACTTTTTACTGCAATTTGATTCTAAATCTGTTTTACCAAGAAGAGTCAATTCTTCTTCCGTGAGATCAGCGATTGAAAATACACAACATTTTCCAGTTGGAGAATTAGCACAATCAGAATTATTTTGACACATTTGTGAAAACTGAATCTGATTATCAGCACCAGTATTCATTTGAATGTTATAACCGTCAATAATACACACGGTCTGATTACATGCGTCAGGAACCCATTTCTTTGTTGCACTATCAAAATTACCTCGTTTGATGTTATCAGCACTAACACAAATTGGATCACATTGTGGAGATTCTCCAGCCAACACTTGTTTATAACCAAGATATTCAGTTGTGGGAAGATGACATGCACATAGGTTCGCAATTAATTTATCCTCATCTTTATCACTCGTGTTCTTCTCAGCAATAGATTCACGAGTCTCTGTACTACAGTATTCATCAAGAGCAATATCACATAGACCAGGATTTGTTTCACACATAATTTTTAAATTTTGAAGAGCCTGTTTGTTATTTTTCAAACTTGCTATACCATATCCTCCCTTCTCTTTCAAAAGTTGTGATACAAGTAAACGTTTGTTCTTAATCATTTGATCAGAAACGTTTGGATTTTGTAAATAATCATTGACAATATCATTTGTCCACAAATTTGGAGAATCTGCTTTTGTATCGATATATGTAGCCATTTTGTCCAAACATTCTTGACTTGGTGGACAATGTTTGGGTCTGCATTCACCATTGATAAACTTTTTATTACCAGCACAACAATCATCCATGTTCTTTTGAAGTTCAGACCATTTTCTAACACATATCGAGTTGCTACACGCTACGTTGTGAATTGTCTTCTTATCTATTCTCCAGCCGTCGCAACTGTCACGATTTCCTTTAAGGGTGGGATTACCACACAAACCCCAACATTCGTAACCATCAGCACATGAGCCATCAGTACATTTTAAACCATCAGCATTCCTATTACCATTCACATAACCATATAATGCGTCTGTCACACGTTCAGGAGTTCCATGTATAATATTAAAGTTATTACAATTTACACCATTTTCACCATAGACTTGATCATCTTGTAAACCGTATTGACTCCCGTTTAATGACTCACCTGGATATGTATATATGTCACAACACCTTGAACCTCGATAGTTATGACAACTACAATCTCCTTTTGAACAATCGCTACAACTAGTCATTTACTATATAGTTCTTTCTTTTAGAAAAAGAAATAATTAATGATAGTAAAAACATGGGTGCAAATATTTCTACAAATGTTGCCAAGTATAATCAAGATATTAAAAACAACATCTCACAAAGTTGTGGTCCTGTTAGTGCAAGTTGTGAAAATATTGTTGAAGGTATCAATGTTAAATATAAGGGTGCGTTGGTAGTTGGTTGTGGAAGTAGTGTAGAACAAGTTTGTACGTCTGATGCAACTTGTACGTTACAAGCCCAAACAAAATTAACAGCACAAGCGTTAAATCAATATACTAACAAACAAAAGGCTAGTTGGTTACCAGGATTCAATATTAGCACTAATGTATCAGATTATACACAAAATCTTAGTTCAACTATCACACAAACATGTGGTGCTACTGATGCAACTTCCAAGAATGTAATCAAAGGTGTGAACATAGAGTTAGATGGTTCTTGTTTCTTTTCCCCTGTCAGATTAGTAAATACAGGAAAAGCCAATGCAACATGTTCAATCCTTGCAATTTCTGATCTTATGGCCAAAGCAGATAATAAGGTAACTAATGATCAAACTGGTTCATCACTCATCCCAGGTCTCGATCTTGGAGCAGCATTGATGGTTATTGGAGTTTTAGTTCTTGTTGGATTCATATTCTACACCATATTTGGTGCAAAAGGCGATGATAAGAAAGGGGGAGGTGGAATTCAACCAACTACCCTTCCTCCACAAAGAGGTAAGTTCCAACCTTCAGGAAACATGTTGTCAATTATGCCAGACAATATGTCACGAATGTTTCAACGTCATCCTCAAATGCTTCAAGAAGCATCTCAAACAATAGAAGCAAATCCTGAACTATTGGCTGTTTAAAATTGATAATTAAATTATACATGGATTTATAGATTCAAAATGTATAAATCTTTACTCGGAGTTATCACTATTTGTGGTCTATGTCTATGGATCAGTTCAGTCATAGTCTTAGGAACAAAAACCCCCAAAAATCTCTTTCAAAAAGAGTGGGATTCCTTTTATAGTTCATATCCTTCAAAATGTATTCATATCAATACAACGTATATCAGCACATACAACAATTTTAATGATACAACTACCATTATAACAGTTAAAACTAATATTGGAAATACATTCAAGATTCTTTTCAATGGTACAATTCCTCAATCACAACAATGTTTTGTTTCAAAAGATAATTCTGCAGTGTGGCTAGGTGCAAAACCAGATTTTTCTTCTCAGACCACAGATCGATTTATTTTATATATTATCATGCTTATCGGAATGACATGTTCTCTCTTTATAATACCATTGATATTGTGTCATTTGAATGATTTTGAGAAAGAAAGATTGAAACAAGAGAAAGAAAAATTGATTGGAAACATTTGTTTTCATCTCTAATAATAAAGAAATGGATGACAAGGAGATTGAAAGACTAAGGAAAAAGATTAAGCAATATGATGATCGAATCGCCGTCCATGTGCGTTCAATAAAGGTATTGGCGATGGAGCAGAACCACGTTCAAAGAAAGTTGAGGAAAAAATTGCAAAAACAAAAAGTTGAGTAACTTTAAAATGAGTAGAATTCTTAGTGATTTTGAATCCGGAGTAAGTTCTGGAACTAGACTTTTAGAGAGTGGTGCATCCCGTGGTGCTTCACTTCTTGGATCGGGTGCTCGTAAATCAGTTTCTTTCGCAGAAAGTGGTGTAAGAAGTGGTGAGGGTGCATTCAAACGAGGATATCGTACAAGCAAGGGTTACGTCAGTGACACATGGGCAAACTTCAAGTGGTGTCCACCATTGGTAATCTATGCTGTCATTGCAATTGCAGGTGTTATTGGTATTCTTACCAAGAAAAACGTTGAATCAGTTAACAAATTCAAACAAGTTCTTGTTGCTCTCTTGTGGGCAATCTTCTGGTCATACATTATGTATTCATTCTGTGACCACGACAATGTTGGTATGGCTTGGTTCGTCCTTCTTTTGCCAATCGTCATCTGGACTCTTTTGACTGTTCTCATCGCCACTGGTATGATGAAGGCTAATGGTAAGTGTGAGTGGCAATCAAAGAATGGAACAGTTTGCATGAATGCTGATAACAAGGCTGATTGCGATGCCATGTATGGCAAGTACACTGCAGGTGAGTTCTGTATGAACAATTTGAATTAAATTATTTCATTAGAAAACAATGAAATAATTAACATCCGTCACATTGAAGGCCGGAATTATCGGTTGCATATTGACATCCTCTACAAGCAAGTTGACCTTGACCAACTTGTTGACATTGACTTACATCTGGAGTTCGTGCTCTGAAAGAACGTGAGGTGTAACCTCCGATACTACGTTATCACCACACGTTCGTCTTGTTAGGATAAATGTTACTAAGGCTGTTACAACAACTAAGGTTGCAATTATCATTGCGAAATGAAATTTGTCAATTTTCATTTTTATTACTACCAAACAAATAAAATTGACTTAAAATGTATTTAATTACTTTCTTTTTGACAAGATGATACCTAATATTACGATAGAAAACCCACAACCCTATAATAAGATTGGTGATGGTCCTGAAGGTCCTGAGGTATATGTGATGACACAAAAATTATTAAAGCGTTTTCCTGTCGGTTCCAAACTCAAAATCATTAACTCCTTACATCACCGATATACAATTCCCAAGAATTATTCAAACTTAATTATCAAGGATATTTACAGTAAAGGCAAGAAAACCATTGTGGAATTCAATAAAGGATTAGCACTTCTCATTAGTTATGGAATGACTGGACATTGGGAAAATAAGAAGAGTGATTATGCACAACTTGAATTTGTTTTTGAAAATAACTCCTACTTCTGGACATCGACAAGGAGTTTGCCAACTTGTTCGGTCCAATTCCTATCTCACAATGAGTTAGAGAAAGAGTTGGATAAATTAGGTTGGGACATTATTTATGACAATCCTAGTGATGAAGAGATTTTGGAAATATTCAAGGGTTCAAAGAAGAATATTTGTGCCTTCTTAATGGAACAATCCAAGATATGCGGAATAGGAAATTATATCAAGGCAGTGGTTCTCTATCGTTGTGGAATATCTCCTCACCGAAAAGTTGACGATTTGGAGACTGTTGAAAAGTATGAGATATGGGTTATGGCTAAAGACTTGGCTCACGAAGCAATAATTGCTCAAGGTATGGGCATCAGAGATTACAAGGACGAAGAAGGATATGTTGTTGGTGTAGATTTCGATATTACTCCTTATGGTTACGAGAATGATTCATTTGGAAATGAAGTTATTACAGAGAGTATTGCGGGTCGGACGACTTGGTGGGTTCCTATTGTACAATTTTGATTTTTAAATGTTTATAGTATAATAAAATGAAAGTAAAAGCATTTGATGTTTTTGGAATATCAGCAATTTTAATAGTTTTAGGATTGTTAATTGCAATAATAGTTATTGGAGTTCGTGCTAAAAAGTTTGGTGCAAGTGCCGTTTGTGGTACTCAGTACCAAGCATGTGGACTCTTGCAGCCACCATGTTGTGAAGGATACTATTGTTGTAATAATTTTCAAGGTGGTGGTCCTGCATGTTTGAAAGGAGAAGAAATATGTAAGTAATCACACAATTTTAATTCCTTGTGGAATTAAAATTAACAAGGCATTGGACATCTATTGACAGCATTTGTGCAAAATGCTTTTGGATTATTTTGTGTATTACTGTTTTCATTGATGCAATCTTGACAATCTTGAGAGAGTGGAACTTGATAAGGTGTGTCATTAGAACCGCATTCACCTGTTTCCACACAAAATCCAAACCATTTCTTCCACGAAGAGTCACAATTTGGATTTTCAACATTCTGTTGTTGACAACTAAGACAACCGTCTGATCCACCAAACTTTTTAGTACGAACTCCAATAACTATTATTGCAATTAACAATCCTAAAACTATTAAAATTGCTGATATTCCAAAAACATCAAATGCTTTTACTTTCATTTTATTATACTATAAACATTTAAAATTTAAATCCACGTTTTTGATATTCTCGAAGAATGGTTTGTGAAATGCTATCGCTTGGTTCATCATTCAATGCAACCTTCAAAGCCTCAAATCCCTCCTTCTTCTCTTCATCACCGAGATTGAGACCGATGATTGCTTTTAGTTGCCAACGATGATGTGAGTAAATTTTGTTATCGACCCACAATTTAATATGAGTTGGATATCCTAGTTCACACACTCGACAAACCCATGTCCACGCTTCTTTCCAATTCTTGTCAACCATGTATTCTTTGGCCAGATAGAATGCTCCTTCTCCTCTCTTATATCTCTTCCACAAATCTTTGAGCAAATCCATTGCTTTGCTACGTGAAATACGTTGTGGAATGTGTTTGGATATATTATAAAGTTCAATAAATGCTTGTTGATTCTCATCATGGAAACCGTGATTCATATCGATGCGTTTCAAGAAGTTAGTGGCAGCAGAATCGTACATCTCTAGACAACGATATGTTTGACCTAAATAGAAGACAACTCGACCGTCATTCTTTTTCTTACGCAACTCTTTTAATAGGATGATTCGATCACGTTCCCAACGTTTCTTGGACTTACCTTGATCAAGAGTACGATCTTGGAATACTACAATGTTTGAATCACCTACTTCTTTTTCATTACAGTGAGGTCCTGCAATATATTCGTGAACGGGGTATTCATATGCCCATTCCATCTTAGTCTTGATGAAACGAATGTTTCTGTATTCGATTCCTCTTCCACCACCAACTGACCAATTTTGACCACAATACCAAGCAGCTTTCTCATTGCCTTCCTTGATTACAGATTGCCACATATCTGGTCCATTTCTCAATTCATCACCTGAATCGAGTAACAACAGATAATCGGCTTTATCATCTGCAAATCGCAATAGTTCATTACGCGATACTGAGAAATCAACGAATGTACCACGTTTCAAATACATTGGAACATTATGTTTCTTACAGAATTCTTCGCAAATTTCAATGGTTCTATCAGTAGATCCAGTATCAAAGAATATATAAGAATTTACATAGTCAATGGTTGATTCTAAAGAGAGGTGGATGAGACGTTCTTCATCTTTCATCATAATAGCACAACCAATTTCGGCTGGAAGTTTTCCAAATGGTTTATAGTATTTTTTGTTTTCCAACATTTTGATTGTTAAAAAGTTCTTCTCTGTTACCAATTTGTGTTTTCCAAACATATCGTAACAAACATTCCACAAATAATCAGTAAAACCATTTTTATCAATCTCTTCAATAACAAGTTGAGCACCTTTTCTTGATAAAATAATTGAAGTTCTGCTAACCAATTCACTCTTATCACACTCTTTGATGTAAACAAACTTTTTATCAGCAAGTTCCTTACCACTGACAAGGACACAATGTAATTGATTTTTATCACTACGTTTGTGGAATTCATTCATCAAGTTAATATACAAATCTTCGAAGTTTTCAGATGTTTCTCCGTATGGAAGGAGACCAACAAATTCGTTTGATGACTCTAAGAATTCATTAAGAAGTCTATACCATTCGCAATGTTGTAAAGCGTAGAGGTATGCCCAATTCTCTGGATTCTCAAGATTTTTGAAGAAACGACGACGTTCTCCTGGTGTGATTGATGGATTTTCTGGGATTTTGAGAGTTTCATATGGTCGTAAATCGACAATATCTGATGGAAAATCATCCGCAATCATGTAATTTTTGTAACAGTTCTTGTTGACGTATTTTGCATGTCCTTCTTCAAATAGTTGATGCCATGTATCTCCACGATTATCCCATGTTTGTTCTTTTGCCCAACGATGTTGTCTCTCCAACACCTTTCGTTTCATTTGAGGATTTTCTGTCAAATATTTGAGAGTTTCAATGAGTTGATCTTGGAATGCTGGACTGTCAGGATCACCTGGAATTGTAATACCAGTTCCCTTGACATTTTCCACCATAGCACCAACTTCAGATGTGATGCGGATACATCCAGCATACGCAGTCTCGTAGGATACAGTGCAACAAGTCTCAAAAAACTTGGTTGGATAGCACCAATATTCCGTTCTACAAAGAATGTCCATCAATTTCTCTTGAGCCACCTTTCCTTTGCATGTGACATTGGATTGGTTTTTAGCCAACTCTTTGCAATCATCAGGAATATCAGCATAGTAAATGTCCAAAGTTGCATCAGGAAGTAACTCTGTGATTCTTGGAAATACTTTGAGAAGAACATTTAGGAAGCGGTCTGGACTTGAACAAAATACAAAACTATTCTTCTTCTTTTGTTTTATGAGAGAGTCAAGGTTGTTCATTTTGTCGCGGAGATTAACACCATTAGGAATGAAACAAACCTTTTCTGGAGGAATATGTTCACGTTCAATATAGAAATGGTCTCTTTGTGCTGATCCTACACAGATTACTTTATCAATTACAGGGAGAAGATTTCGTAAAAGGTGTGCACCTTGTGCAGGGAATGATGTTTGTTGATACAGTGGATGAAGGAATGTATCGTGTGACCAAATATATGTCTGTTTGGCATAATTTGTATTGTAGACAAAGAAATTAATGAAACGAGACACTACACAAATATCTGGTTTGCATTCATTGCAAACTTTTTCGTAATGACCCCAACGAACATATCTAACATCGTCTTCTACCAAATCAACATCGTCTGTAACAAATATAGTTACTTTGTACCATTTGGTCAAACGCATGGCTACACTGATGCAAGCCAATTCAGAACCATAGATACCACCACGTTCTTTATAGTCTTTGCCATTAAATCTTCCCAAATAACTTGTTATAAAGATAACATGCTTTTTTTCCTGTTCAGACATTTTATTCTATACTTCTGATTCTTAAAGTGATTAATTAATTCTGAAGGGAATTAAATTTCTTGATCATAAATGGATGGATTGACAATTTTCGTTGTTTGTCTTTTAATATCTTTAACCATACTTGGTGTTTATTATTGGAAATTTAGTTATAGTTCTGTAGAATGTCCAACATGTCCAACTTTATCTACAGATTGTCCGCCATGTCCGATATGTCCTTTATCCAGTCCAACTGGACCGAGTGGACCAAATCCACCAACACCAACACCAACACCATCAGCTCCGTCACAAACATATCCGTTGCCATATCAATGGTATCTATCTAAAGCAGGAATTCTGACAATGTGTCCAAATGGACCAAATTCTGGCCAAAATTGTGTAGTGAGAAAGAATCCTAAAATTTTTATTGGAAGTCAGTGTAGACCAAGTAGTAAAAACGGAGATACGATGTGGTTAACTGATAAATACAATAGGTTGTATAGTCAATCAGACCCAACAGTATTTTTGGCTCCATTAAAAGAATCTACTTCTATTAAAAATATTCAAATTATGACACAAAATGGTGGATGGGCAAATCTTTGTGAAAAATCAGACAATTATGGACAAAGATTCAGTATATTTAAAAACTGTGACCCCATGTCTGTTGTTTTAGAGAAGGATCCAAGTTCAAATTATCAATTCATCAAAAATGTTCTTTCAAATGAATATATTAATAAAAATGGTCAATCCATACAATATAAAATTGATGCCACTGCCAATTTCACTGTTAACACACCAATCGGTCAAAAAACTATAATTCTTAAAAATTCATCGCTTAGTTGTGTCCATTATCCACAACCTGACGGATCTTTTTTCATGTGGACTTCTGATGGAACATATCTTGATGAAAATATGAAACCCACAGCCTCGAATCCTGCTCTTTTTCAATATGATGAAAGCAAACAATTGTTGCAAGTGAACGTTAATGGAACATGGAAAACAGTTGGTTTAGACGAAAACAGAAATTTTTGTGTAAATAAAACTGGATGTTTTGATTGTAAAGTTGTTATGACACAAACATCGTCACCAGCAAAATTTCTCTATAATGACACAACACAATTACTCACAGTTCTTGACAATAATGTTAATACACCTGTTGGTGTTGATGAAAAAGGTTACTGGAAACTTGGAAAAAACTCATCTATAAAATTTGTTCCATCGCAAACAATCCCTGATACTGGAGACATTCCTTTTATATTTACAACTGAAGACAAAGCACCTGCATGGACAGGACCAGGAATAGGAACAACGCCTGCACCAATAATAAGTGAGTGTAATGTATAATTTTCTTTCAATGAAAGAAAATTCATTCAACGATATCATGCATTCTACCAACATACAATGTTGTTAATCTCTTGAGAATAGGATTTGTATCACTATTTACAATCAATTGTAATTTCTCACCCTCATGAATCTCAAATGTTGTCGAACAAAAAATCTCTTGACCAATTGATGAACATGTGAATTCATCAACAAGATTTTCATGAAAATCCAAAAGTTTAAGTGTTGCTTTCCATTGAATTTCCCGATCTGTTCTCAAAGAAAATCCAAGAACATATACACCACGTTCTTTGAATCCAACATAATGACCATCAGTCTCTCTAACATCAAAATGTTTTGTTTGACTCAAAATACAATCTTTATGAGGAGTTGAGGTATTAATTGTAATAATATTGTCACCTGGAACTAATGAAGCAGTGTCTGAATAATTGATTGTGGCATGAACATCAGCAAATTGTGTAAAGATCATTGCATTTTGAAGTTGGACTTTAACTGTACTCAAAGGCATTGCAGACCATTCAACATTACCGTTATTAACCACCAAGATGTCATCTTGATTTCCACATCTCAATGCTTCAGATATTCCATTCTTTCCACCTCTAATAATAGAACCTTTTTTAAGAGCCATATCTCTTAAATTACCGGCAGGTTTCCACTTTGAATCTATATGACCATCATGATACAACAATACTCTGCTTTTCGTGCATACAGCAAGTCTGGGAACTCCATCACATTTCCATAATACCAAATCTTCTGGAATCTCAACAATCAATATATTTGCAGTGGAAAATTCAATCTGTGGATTATTATCACTTATTTTAATGATTGCATTAAGACCCTTGGTGGAAATATCCATCACATCATTGTCACGAATTGATGTTTTACCACTTATTCGTTCTTTATTAGATATGTGGAATAGAGTTCGACTTGTGCCACCAGTTGCATGATTGATAACTTGTTGTTTGGAATTCTTGTTAGGTTTATGTACAAATGCTAATTGTTGCCTTCTCATATTATTTGTTTGCTCAAACACTTTAATATGAGAAGTATTAATTAATATTCTTGATACGCCATTTTGGGGTCGTTTCTCCATCAGGTATTCTTTTAACTACAACCCCTTCTTTTTCAAGAGTATACAAAATTCTATTTACATCCTTCTTTTTCACATCTGGAAATTCACTATTTCGCAACATTCGTCCAATAGTTTTGGCATCTCGTTCTTCATCTTCGTCTAACATCTCTATAACGTTGGCAACAGTCAACTCATTCATTTATTTATAAATTTTATACCTTTAAACATTCCGTCGAGTATTTCGACGTTGTCTTCTAATAATTCTATTCATTTGTCGTTCTGAAGTTGCATTCAATATCTCTTCATCTGACGAATCGTCCCAATCCAACATTCCCCAAATATATTCCATCCATGTTTGTTCTTCTGTGGGAGTAACTTCATTCATCTCTACATCATGTGTTTGCCCTGAACCCTGCCATGCTTTGTAAATACCAAACAATATTCCACTAAAAATCAACGCAATAAAACAGAATGCAGAACCTACTGCCATCATAGTCCCCAATGAATATCGTTGTTCTTGTGTTGAACTATTAGTTGGTAAAGGTGTTGGTGAAAAAGTTGGAAGAACGGTCGGCAAAGACATTTGCAAAGGTGTGGGTCGAATAGTTGGTAAAACAGTTGGTTCATCAGTTGGGCGAATTGTTGGACGAATGGTTGGACGAATAGTTGGATGAATGGTTGGAAAAACAGTTGACAAAGGAGAGGGACGAATAGTTGGACGAATAGTTGGTAAAACAGTTGGACGAATAGTTGGTAAAACAGTTGGACGAATAGTTGGTAAAACAGTTGGACGAATAGTTGGTAAAGGTGTGGGGTGAATGGTTGGACGAACAGTTGGCAATGGTGTTGGATGAATTGTTGGACGAACAGTTGATGGGTTGTTTTGTGGAATTTCTGTATTCAAATCATCAGATGTTCCTACCCATAAGAGAGCATATCCAGTGTAGTGATACATCGTAGGGGAAATATCAGTCCGTTGATCCTTTATCGCACCACCACATACTTTAAAATTACCAACCATTGTACGAAAATGATATGGAGAATCTGTCCATCCTTGAACGGCTGATAAAGGGGTAACGCCACTACTAGTGACAGTTCCTCCAAAGAATCCACCACTACGCCTTCCAGCATGAATATTCTCATTGGTAATTCCTTGATAGGGATGTGGCCAAGTTCTAGTAAGAATACGACCTTTATCTCCCATACATCCTCCCTGTGAACAACAATACTCAATTCCCAAAGATGTGTTCTCATACCAACTGTGAGGGTCGCATTGTGAGTTTAACGTTGCATCAAATGGATCGTGGTCATTTGCAAACAGATTATCAATATGCACACGTGAAACATAAAGCATTGCTGGTGAATGTGTCAACGGAGGGATTCCATTCTGGGCTCTGACTTCATTGACGAGTCTACATATTTCTAATGATGTCTCTATTGTGTATCTTTTGTTGACTTCTTGAAAAGTTGAATTACACGTTGTCAACGATGTGGTCAATGTTCCATTGTATCGGATTTCGTTAATAGTTTCACATTCTGCTTTGATGCCAACAATAAATAGTAACACAAATAGTACTTGAATAATCATTCTTACTATTGGTTATAAAGACGTTTAAACATCATCAATTTTTACTTTTTGCACATTCGGAAAAGTAAAAATTATACAATACCTGTATTTATTGTTCCACCTGAACATTCTTGATTGATAGAGAGGAATGTTCCTAAGTCTGAATCGTTTAATACTGTTAGATTTGTAGCAACACTGCTATCTTGTGATGTATAAATAACAATTTTTGCTGGTTGCTCTATATAAGTATGGTGTGCAATATTGAGTCTAGTTGGGATGTCATAACTTGAACTTGGCTGAACTGTTTTACGGGCTAATATTTGATTTAATGATCCCCCTTGATCATTCGAAATTATTATTGTTCGATTACCCATGTTAGCACCCAAAGTTGATGGATTAGAATATGTAATTTGTGCTTGAATATCATATATACCATCTACAGTTATGGTAAACTCACCTATTGCAGATTGTGTAATGCCTGTGCCTATATGTACTTCACCTGGTTCTCCACCATATAGAATAAAAGGAACTTTTACTGGTGTCACGGAATTTGTCACATTCAAATTCCCATTCAGTGTTTTACTAACAATGGCATTACACTCTGTGCTACCACCACCTGGAGCATTATCTTGCCAAGTAGGTGCTAACACTCCATTCCCCACATCTGTTAAGGTCAAAACTTGATCTGCCCCGCCAGACGGTCCCAACCAATTCTCTTGATAGTTTGGATGATAAGCGAGAACAATACGAGGTTGATGTTGTGGTGTACCTTGAAAATCAGTGGAAAAATCTTTGATGTCAGTCATATAAGTTTTCCCATTCAATACGGTTGTATACGTTGGTGATTCCCCCATTGCAGGTGAGTCACCAATAGTAACACGACCGTTAATTCTGTATGAGGTGTTTTTTGTTGTAAAATCAAACGGACTTCTTGGATTTAAACTAGGTGTCGTCATTTTATAATATTCCTAATATTTTTCTCTTTAAAAACCATGAACCTTTATATTATCCTTTTTAATCTCCAACTCTTCTAAACAAAACTTGTGAATGGCTTCGCGTTGATCTCCTTGTAATGTGATCACATTGCTCTTGACTGCTCCATTGCACGAAAACATCTTTTTCCATGCCTTTATAACTTTTTGTAAATCTACACGATATTCATCTAATCCTTCAACACTTGTGACACACTTTCTGTTATTTCGTTTAACCACACGAATATGAATATCTGAGGCAAAGTTTGGTTGATTTACCTCTTCATTGTTATCTTCAATTGTCTCATTAAAAGGATCAATTGAATTGCCAAATAGCACATTCATACTATTAACTTAATATAAAGGACAAATTTTTTAATTCGTAATTATAAATGGAGAAGTCATTCTATAACAAATACGTCAAACCAAATCTCTATCAAGGTGAAGACAAAATAGTCGATGAATTGTTGAATGTTCCAGTGAGAGATATATCCAAGAATAAGAAGGTTATGGATTTCTTAAAGAAACACAAGGTGTATATTACACTAACTTCATCACCAACTCGTCTCCGCAAATCATCAACAGCCTTAGCATTGGTTCTTCAATGTGAATATATAGACAAAGTCTATGTAACACTTCCTGAACTATACAGAAACAAAGAAAAGTATAAAAAGAAAGATATCGATTTTATTGCCGGTATGGACAAACGAATTGCTTTTAAAAGACCAAAGAAAGACATTGGTCCGATTACCAAAATGTTACCTACATTAGAAAGTGTTAGAGATCCTGATGCGATTGTTATCTCAATGGATGATGATATTGGATATCCTGCATCTCTCATTCCAGAAATAATCTATCAATGTGTTATGCATCCAGATACCGTATTTACTGGGGCTGGATTTAGATGGGGTGATCCTGGTTATGAAGATAGTCAAATTGACAGATGGTTGTGGCCTATCAAAAATACTCCACGATATCCAAATCTTGACGTCGTTGAAGGATGGGGTATGATTGCTTATAGAAAGAGATTGTGTGATTTGAAATTAATGAATAAGTTGGCTCAATTGGATACAAGTTGCAAACTTTCCGACGATTTGATTATTTCCTTTGTATTAGCCAAAGATGATGTAAAAATGAAGGTTATTACCAACAAATATTATGATGATCAAGGAGAATTGTACTCTTTTGAATACGGATTACAAGAAGATGCGTTACATCGTGGATCAGGTTTGGGTGTAAATGTAGAGAACGCCAATATGGTCAAGTACAAGAAATGTTTGAAAGAACTAGCCTTATTAAATTGCAAGGCTCATGAATGCAAACTTTATTGGTCATAATTTTTACTTTTTGCCAAAAGTAAAAAAGTTTATGTGAGATAAATATGAGTTGTGCTAAAAAATTTGGTTTGAGTGTTCAAAGATGCTCAAGTACTAAATGTCATTCATGCCCGCAAACTTACCATTTTGGAGTGCGACCACGAAATGATCCTTGTGCAAAACTTAATACATTAGGGGATACTGATGTATCTGATGCACAAAACGGAGACTATCTCTGTTATAGTGACGGTATGTGGATTCCTTCACCAATTAATGGTATTACAGGTCCACAAGGTGTTACAGGTCCACAAGGTGTTACTGGTCCTCCTGGGGGTGATGGAAATCTTGATGGATTATTGGATGTTGAACTCATAGATCCACAAGATGGTCAATATCTTTCCTACAATGGTACAAATTGGGTTAATGCACAAGTTGATCAAGGTTGGCAAGCGAAAAGTGCTAACAATGTTCTTACAACAACAAATTTGTCCAATGGTCCGCGTGCAATTGGTCTTAATTCAATGGCTGGTGGCACAAACGCTAAATCACACGGATCAGAATCCATTGCTATAGGTAATAGTGCTGGTGCAAGTGGTGCAGAATCGATTGCAATCGGATTGCTTGCCAGCACAAATAATAATGATAGTATCGCTATTGGAACAATGGCGATGGCTTCATTTTCAAATTCCATCGCTCTCGGAAGAGATATACAAACCACACAGAGTGGTGGATTCTTCGTTAAACATAACAATGTGGGATCAACTGGGACCATCGCTACATTTGTTGGTAACAACCAATTAGTCCAATCTGATGTTATAATAAATGATTGGAAATTTTATGATTCTAATCCAACTGGCACAGTTAATGTTATTAGTCTATCAAATGATTCTTCTTGGTATTATAAAATGGGAAATTATGTACAAACATCTTTTAAATTAGATGTTGAAATTAGTTTAGCTACCACTGGAACAAATATTTTGTTGGAAACACCTTTTAGTGGTTTAACAGGAACAATGATTGGAACAGGATCTTTTAATAACAACGAAGGAGTGTCATCAGGTATAACTATTGAATCTAATGACTCTAACAGTGTTTTATGTAATTTCGTCCCCTCTAGTAATAACCCTGGTAAAATCACCGGATCATTTTCATACATTATAGAATAAATTAAAAAGTTATATTAAGTAAGATGTCTGGATGGAGTTCGACAATGAACACCTACAAGGTTCCACAACTCTTAGATGAACTATATAGGTCTACGGAAACATTGGAACTAAATTCCACAAGTCCACACGACAAACTAAGTATGCTTGAGAAATTGGAAAACTTGATATTCAACTTACGAAAAATGGACGAAAAAGAACTTGAAGATGAGGTAGAAGTAGACGAATACACAATGAAGTTGAGACCTCGAAAATAAATATATTTGACGATCATCAAATATATTCTACTCTTTCAAAAGATTTACAAAAAGATTATTTTTCTTCCAGAAGTCAAAAATGTTTTGTTGAGTTTCAATTTGATATTTTTTATTATCAGACCAAATTAATGATGTAAATAGGATGTCTGATGCAACACAATATGCAGTAAAGTTACTAACTATTCTCAGTATACTCATTTTTACTATCAAGAGATTTAAAAAGTAAAATTCAATTTAATCTTTCATATATTCCCCTGAGTAAATAAACATACGGTTGTGATTGGACAGGTAATTCCATAATTGCAGGAACTTGCCACTCCTTAATAACTCTAACAATCTCTTCTAAAGAATCTGCTCCACTTTCTCCTCCAAATATTGTTCCATAACCTATTGCTTCGTGACGGTCTTTTCGAGCTCCAAAAGGAACTTTGGAATCATTGAGATGAATGCATGATAACATCTCTCTTCCCAACTCCTTCTCAAATATTTCAAAAAAATCTACTAGAGCAAATGGTTCATTAAGATTCCAATCTCCCCATGAATGCAAATGTGCTGTATCAATGCAAATCTTTAGATTTTCCTTTGTTCTTATAGAAGTATCAACACCTTGGACAATGATTTTAAGTTCATCAATGGAAGAACCAATCTTATTTCCCTCACCAGCACAAATCTCTAACACCAAACGTCTTTTAGCCACCAATTCTTCAGGCTTTAGTCCTACAGCCTTTGCCAGTTTTACTGTATGTGGTCCTTCACAACTCAATACTTCATTTATTGAATTAATAACTCTTTGATATGCTCTGGTCTTATCTTTTCCAGATCCTGTATGAAGAACAGCACCACTTTTATTATTTACGACTATTGCAGCCAAAATATCCAATTCTGTAATCAAACCATCTATAGTAAGATTCAACATCTCTTCACCTTTACTGACTGATGATGGATTTGTATCTATATCAACTTTACCGTTAAGATTATAGAGTAGACATGTATGAACAAACACGTTAGTGCCAGGATGTCTAGAAAGTAACTCGCGGGTGGCTACTAAATCGGTATCTGATGGGACGTTGATAGCATATCCTCGTGAATTTGCTAAATAGAATTGAAATGTTTGAAGATTTCCTTCAACACAATAATTTACAGTCTCGTATAATGTCTTACGTTTTCCAATATGTGTTCCAATGAGACTCATTCGTTATAATAGTTAAAATTGAGTTTATTTCTTGATTTTTATTTCAATTTTAACGAAATAAAGATGAATACCGTTAAAACGTTTACCCCCGAAAACATTACAGAAGAAGTTAAAAAGGATATGGTCGAATTGTCTAATAGACATGGGTTCAATTTTGAAGAACATCTTTGCACACATGATGGATCAAAACACATCATTTTTGTATATGTAGCACCAACAATGGGTAGCGGTGGTGAAAACACAATGGGTGGAAATATGTTTTCAATGAATAATGAAACACCAACTCCACAAAAGGATAGTGGTTTTCTGTTTGTTAAGATGTTTCCAACTGAAGTTATCATGTATGGGATTGTGGGTAATGGCACAGTTGCCGAAGCATTGATCAAAAAGATTCGTGATATTTTTCTGTTGCTTCATCTCCCAATGGTGTTGAATGTTGATCTTGAGAATCCCAATTACGAAGAAGTTGTACGTGCCTTTGCTCAAAATGGTTTTACTGACCCTAAAGGTGTAATTCTCGAAGCCATTTCGAATGACAAGACTGCATTACAAATGACTCACTGCACGGAGACTCCCAATGTTGATGAAACTGTGTATTTGTGCAAAGCAGTGAAAAGTGTAGCATCAATTGAGTTTCTTAAACGAGTTGAGCCATTGATTATGAAACATCTTCAAAAATAAATTATGAAGCATCTTCAAAAATAAATTATGAAATGTCTTCAAAATAATTACAAATTTTAGTTCCAAAAGGAACCAAAATTTACCGGACTACGTTACATGCGCTTCACTCTAACAATATATTTAAGTCTTAATTGATCTGTGTCATAGACGATGAATTCATTGTATTGTAAATAGGCACCATCAACATTTGAATCAATAAGCGGACCGTATGGAACCTTAACTCCATTAACTTCATCGCAACCAGATACTGTTACTTTGCCCTGACCCCATGTTGACTGACATCCTTCTTTGGCCAGACTATCCTTGGTAATATAATAGTCTGATTGTATTCTCTTTGAAGGAGTTCCCAAATCTACTTCTGCAAGAAATAGGCATGCCTCTTCTCCTGGGGAATAACAGCCACAGTAATTAAAACTCTTACTAAAGGAGTCAGCCGAATAAATACCATATCCAAACATTTTTCCGCTTACGAACGTTCCAGGAATGATCTCTGGATTGAGTAAGAGCCCTTTCTGTAAAATACTGACATAATTACTCAATCTAGTTCCATGCCACAATAGCATTGTATTGCCGATACTAGTATTTTTCTTGGAATGGTCATCTCGTTCAATCTCATAAATATCAACGATTGAGATTTGGCACATCGATAGATGTGTTGAACCAACAGTTGTTTCGACATACTTCTCGATGGCTTTTCGCATATCTCCGTCATCGAGAGGTTGAATCGTAGTATTGAGAGATTTGTATACAGAATCAATTGACTTTCCTTGTTTAACAGTGGTGTAAGCAATCTTGAGATTCTTCAAATCATCAATATTTTCATGAAATTTATCGACCAACTCTTTGTTATCAATAATTGGTGGTTTGGTTAGACGACCGCAACTGTAAGGAAAGTAAGTATAAAATTCTGAAGAAAGTTCCACAATCTTCTCTTCAATATTCTTTTCGTCGAACAATTTTGTAATTTGTGTCAGAACAGTATCTGCTTTATCAAGTTGTGAAGAACTGATGGCACCAAGAGGCATCTTCTTGGGATCAATATTTAGACTGACTAATGTTTTGTTCAACATATCTACGTTGGTAACCAATTTCAAAAAGGATATTACTTTGGGATTAAGATTGATATCATCGGTAACATTCTCTTCTTTGACAATCTCTTTGTCATCCATAGGGATATGCTTCTCAGTTAAATAATACTTGTTTGGTTTTCGAACAAAATTATCACGTGAAAACCAATTGTTTCCTGTTTTTGTCTTAAATTGTTTCTCAAACTTTGATATGCAACCATGTAAACCTAGGTCTCTCTCCAATTCGTCCATAGCGGATATATAACGTGTAAACACCTGCACCGCATTCTATGATTTGCATAATATAAAACTTATTCTTATTTGTCTTGATATCTGTCATATTGAGTGTGCAGTCGTAATCTCCATACACACCACCTTGTTTAGAGCAATATTCGTCAATGATACTTGTACTCATTGGTTCTGTGATTTGTAACAAAAATGATTTATCTTTAAGAAGATCAATTTTATTTGTAAAAACATGAATGATAAAAACTCTACAGATGTGTGTTCAGTATGTCTAGGAGAA